TGCATAGGGGGGGTACATTCTGCGAGACCCCCCCCTACCGTTGAACTATCTCTACAGTGGGGAAGGTCGTCGACTTTGAACGATCTTTGAAACTTTCTTTTGTTACGGCAACGTAAATTCCTAAAACGTTGAGGGCCAGTATTTCATCAATGGCTTCGTTTATGGCCATGGTCTCTTGAAATTCTGTTAATTCATGAGAACTTTTAACAATTCTTGCTAAGTAAGCAGAAGTATTGTAACCTTTGCCGGAGTCAAAAGCAAACCATTGATCCCATTGTGTAAAAGGATTAAAAGGATTGTCAAGAGTTGTTAACATTCTTTCTTCAACAACATCATCTTTCTCTTCTATAATAATAATCTTATCACCAGTAGCCATAGCTATTCTCCTTATCCTTCAAGGGCGCTGGTCACTGTTGATACAGCTACCCCTAGGGCGTCTGCAATTTCAGATGGCGTGTAGCCTGTTGCTGCCATAGTGCGGGCCCTAGTCATCTTAGTTGGGGTCATTACTGTCCTTTTACGAGGTAGGGCTCTTTCTTTTAGCTTAGCGGTATCGGTATTAGCAAGGATGTTTCGTAGTCGGGTGGGGGATACGGCGCCTGCTTGAATTGCTAACCACTCCCGGTCTGTTATCTTTATGGAGGGCTTCTTGGCACCGTATCTTGTTCGCGATTCCTCTAAAGCTTGAGCCTTGATCTTTTTAAGCTGGTCATCTGTTAGCTGGGGGTTGTCCCTCTTCTTAGCCTTGATGATCTTGTTTGCTGCAATCTGTGCCTTTCTTTCTTTAGGGGCGTTTCTTTCAGCATCTACCAGCTTCTTCTTTAAAGCACGTACCTCTGGGTCAAAAGTTTTAGCAGCAGAGGGCGAGTATGGAATGTCCTTTGTAGATAGCGTGGCTTTCCTTGCCTTGTTTGCTAATGCCTTTAAACTATTAGAATGATCAGCATACAAACTCTCCATCTTTGTACCAGATGACAACTTGTATGCATCATCAACTTCTGCTAACTTATAGGACTTCTCTGTTCTTTTAACTATCTTACCTTTAGAATCAACATAGGTCTCACCAGTCTCTTCATAAATCTTTTTACCTGTCTTGGGATCTATCTTATAGTTTTGTTTCCTAACAGGTACTCTTACTGTAGACTTAGCACGTGAGATCAATGTTGTTGCGCCAGAGACAGGCGATCCTTGATACTTTTCTTTTAGCTGACCTATACCATTATCTATAGCTGATTGCCTATAGTTAAGACTATGCTTTTCGGCATCAATGATTACCATTGAGTGTCTAACAGCGCGAGCTATCTCATCTGGCGAGGCACCTCTAATAGTCATGTCGGTTATTAGGTTCGATACTTTACCCATCTCCATTTGTTTTGCATGGGGACTTATCGTTTTCATACCAGGATAGCCTGGGTATGCAGCCTTAGTATCAAAGTCTTTTAATCCATCTAATGCTTTTGATGTTCTTATACGACCAGTGTTATTAGGTATAACTAATACAGTATCACCATCAAAGTCAGCACCAGATAGAATGTTAGCTACTTTAGGATTAATACCAACTGCATCTTTAGCAGCACCGATTAATCCTTTAGCTTCTGCATTCTTGTTGTTTACAGTTAGTGTGGGTATTTCAAACGTTCCACCATGGGGGTGTCTGATCAATACTACTGTTTCTCCATTACGAAAATTAGGAGCATAAACTTCATTATCTTTAATTGAATTGAAGGGTAGCAATACTTGATTAGCTTGTCTTGGTAATGCAGCCGCTTTCAAATGAACCGATGCAGAATCAGCTTCATCAGCATAAGCATGCAATAAAGCTTTCTTTATTGTTGGATTTGTCAAAGACATAATCTCATCAAGTTCTTCTTGTTTAAGTTTTAATGCTAAACCAAGTTGTTGCTTTGCAAGACCAGTTGATTGTTTAGAAAGTATCTGAGAAGAAAGGGTTCTTGACCAATCAGCCCAAGCACCTTCCTCTCCAGCGCCTGGCTTAGACCCAACTAAATTTAATGCTGATAATTGTTCTTTTCCGTTAGCATCAATATAGTGCTTCTGCCTAAGCGTAGACCCAAAAGGATTATCTGGATCATCAGACATTTCTTTATAAACTTCGTTTACTGGCGTACCTCTTTTTTTAGTGGTGTTATATACAATATCATAGCCTGCAGGAATGTCATTAGAATACATAGACATTCCCTTCATGTAATATTTTCCGTCAACGCCAACTCGAACTTGAGCATAACTAGCATCGCCCATGTCCAAATCTTCTACACCTCTTCGAAGTTCTATAACACCATCTTTATTAGAGCCACCTTCTTCTCCATAACGAATATAAACTCTATTTCCGTCAACACTACGAATTGGCTCAAGTCCTAAGAAGGTACGTCCACCATCTTCGGAATATTCATCAATCAATGAGATTTTATCTCTATTTCTTGATAATTCACCAAATGTAGTACCTGGAGGACATAAAACCTTTACGGTTGTAAGTTTGCCAGTTCCTAATTGTGGAACTTTTAGTAAATATTCTTCATAGCCTTGTTCTCTTAGCATTGCTGCGGCTGTTAATAATTTAGTTCTTGAAACACCAAGGTGATGCTCAACGCCAACACCTATATCGATATACTTTTTACTATCAACCGCTTCTTTAAGAACATCGGCTGTAGCAGCTACAGAATTAGCTTTTTCTTGTAAAGAAGGATCTAAAAGGGAACGAACGGAAGATTCATTAATCCCCATTCGTTTCCCTATAGCCACATTAGAATATCCCTTTTCTTTAAGTCTATAAGCTAATGCTGCATCAGCAGCACGTTTTTCGGCATTAGCAATAGATCTTAGCTGTCGCATCTCTCTAGTATTCATGCCCATACCAGCAGCGATTTCAGTTTGAGATAGACCTTTAGCTTTCAGTTCATTGTAAACACTTAGAAAATCGCCACCACTTTGATACGGATCTTTACCAGATCCCCAAGGATATCTACCTGAGCGTCGTTTTATACCATAGTGCTTTATTGTTGCCATGGGTTATACTCCTCGGATTTGAATTCCTCTATCTTTTTGTCAAAGAATATAATCTTCTCCATGATGCGACGAATCGCTATGTGTTCTGGTTCGTGTACTATAATTTTACTAGATTGATAGATTCGCAACTCAATGTCTATATTCTTAGGAAGATGATCATACTCTAGACAAAATAAGGCAGTGTAAACTTCGAGCTGATCCATAGAAACTCTGGACAACCCTGTCTTTAAATCGTGAATGCGTAGCAAGTTGTTTCTAAAACTTATAGCGTCAGCAGTCCCGAATGCATTATATGAATAGAATAAAATTTGCTCTGGAGCCATACGATACCCAATAGCATCATTAACAAACTGATTTAATGGATTTTTTAGCTTAGGCAACTTAATTCCTAATAAGATAGCATCTTTAGCAAACTCATGAAGAGCTGTGCCTCGAAATTGAGCTTGCGATTTCGCATAGGCATTCCTAAGCTTCTCTTCGTCATAGTTTAACCAATGATAATTAGAAGCAGATAAGAAAGCGTGGCGATCGATAAGTTCGTAGTGTGGATTAAATTTCATTTTGGATTCATACTCCACATGTGGGCAATAGATAATTCTTCTAATACGTCATCCAAATTACTAGGATAAACGAATCTCGAATATGACATAAGATTTAGTCGTTGTACCCAATACTCTTGATTGGGTTGACGTGCAGAGTTACGAGCTCTTTTAACTTCTAATGCTGCCCAGAACGTATCTTGTAAAAGTAAAAGATCTGGAAATCCCTGAATATAGTTAGGATCTGTTTTAATTACTACAGCTCCAGGAAATTCAGCTTCCAATTCTTCTATTAATCTGGCCTGAAACTTACTTTCTAATGCCATATTTTTTTTCCTTAAAAATAGAAGGAAAATGTAAAAATCATTCTCCTTCTATTATAGTCTTTGTATTTGCTGCGAGTGAAAATTTATACTCGTTAAAGTTTTTTTTGTTTGCAATTGCTTTTTTTATCGCTAAATCAATCCAAGATGTTGACACTATTCTATAATAATATAGATTAGCAAAAGGCGTATTCATTCTGTCTATACGACCAGCTGCTTGTGTCATTATTCGATATGAATAATTCAACGAATAAAATACAATTACGTTAGTCTCAATGCAATTCCAACCTTCACTACCTGCCAAGTACTGTACTAAATATAACCATTGTTCACCTTTTGGTAATGGTTCATGTTTATGTCCATTCCATTCGGCTATAGCTACATCCTCTTTAAACTTGCGCAGTATGTCCAGTTCATAATTGAAATTATAAAAGACTATTAGTTTTCTATGTTTCTCTAATAAATCTTTAACTATGTCAAAGCGTGAAGGATCACTATTAACTACACGCCTAACAGCAACAAAGAGTTCGCTTACTTGTTTTATTGGTTCATCTGTAAATGGATTCCATCTTTTCTGGGTTACAAGTTTTAATTTTTCTTTATCGTATTCTGCAAAGAGATTGTTATATACGCTAGTAGTTGGTTTCTTATATTTCATAGTAACAAGAATCTCGCGCTTTAATCTAGCTAATCGACTTTCTTCTATATAACGATCAATTTTTGGAAAACGAACAAAAGCGTTATATACAACATGACGTCGTATAAACTCTGTTCTGTTTTTATAGAATCCATTAGCGATGAATACTGGAATATAGTCCATCCATGTATCACCAGGCGTCGCACTTAACAATATCCAATTGTTCTGTTTGGTAATCTTTAAGAAAGATTTTACCCACGCTCCAGAACCTACAACTCTTTGTTCATCAAATATGAAGAATGCATCTTTGACATCGATGTACTTTTTAATGTTATTCCAGGAATCAACTTTAACAAGAATATTATTTATGCTCGCATCTCTATTAGTCGATAACGCAAATCTTGCACACTCGCGTTCCCAGTCAAGTGAATCACGTTTCTTAGCTGTTGTGATTATATACAAGTCTTTACCAAACTCGTGTTGCGTATAGTAATATATCGACGTTATAGATTTACCAGAACCGACCCCGCCACAAAGGACGGAGCCGGTTTTCAACTGGTTTACCGCATCAAGCTGATAAGGGAAGAGTTTACTCTTCGAACTCGTCATCTGGATCAGACCCGCTAACAGGAACGTTACGATACTTCTTAGCGAGCTCGTCTTCAATAATGGTTACATACATGGTTTTCAGATATGCTTTTACACCTGTCTTCCCATTTAGTTCCCAATTGTAAGGACGTACGATCAGATCAACGTTTTCAATCTCAGCCCAATCGAGAATGTTTACTGTATCTTCGTCAAGAATTGTCATTCCGCCGCCAGTAATTATTGTAATCTTTGGGGGGAAATTCAAGTATTTAACTTCTACAGGCAAATATGCTTGTTTGTCTTCATCTGGGTCTCGAGGATCGAGGTATTTAACATTCCACCCATCACTATCCAAAGCTTTTGCCAATTCGGGTTCCAAGAATATACAGAAGTTGCGAGAGCCAGCTCTATTGAACTGGCTTTCTTTTCCTGTAAAATTTCGGAATCCAATCCGGGCATTCTCAATTGTTATGTTGGACGTTACATCTTTCTGCTTAGGCATTTCAAACTCCTTTCAAATTTACTTGATTAAATCTTCATACTCAATGAACTCGGATAAACTTGCTTTTGCCTTTTCAACTAATTCATCGAAATATCGCTGGTCAATATCTCGTTCTCTTTTAGCTTCTAAGACAGTAGCCGCCTGTAACCATCGCCAACCTTTTGTTCCCGAAGCAGCGTAATACTTATCTTCTTTAATTCTCATAAGTTGTCCGCCACCAAGACCTGGTTTTATTGGAACAAAACTACCAGCTCTACCCACAAACTGATAATTATGTTCTCCCTCAGGCAAGTCTTCGTTCATGTCCAAATATAGCGCTGTGGTTACAGACTTGGTTTCACACATGTCATCAAACACTATTGGTTCATGACTGAACAAAGTTTTGAAAATATACGGATGTTGGAACTCAGCACCAACAGCAACCCAATGCCCATCTTCAGCGTCACGAGCCACATAAACTGCATCATTTACTAGACACATAACGTCATAAGTAGCTTCGTGTTCAAACGTATAACCATACTTCTTACCAAAATCTTTAACAAAACTAATTGCTTTCTTTGTTGCATTTGGTAACTTTACACTGTCTGTCTTAATATGAGCAAGAGGAATGCCTTCTTGCTGAAGAGCATGCTTTAAATCAATCATAAACAAACTACCACGTTTCGCAACGATATTATCTTTGTTTCTATTATCTCTGAATTTATTCGCAAACCTTGCCGAGGTTAACCCATAGACAATATTAATTACAATCTTCAAAGCGTATGCCAAATCTTCAGCGTCTTCTTCGGAACCTAAATATTTATCTAGTACTCCACCAAGCATGGTGCGAGCCTTATTGAAGTCCTTATGCTTAATGGCTAAACGAGCATCCATGATTTCAGCATAATTTCTTGTGTATGGACCAAATAAGTCAAGCAATACAATACTTGTTGGGTGCATAGATGCAATATCTAAAAGTGCTACTTTTCGATATACTCCAGGAACCGCGTATACATAACCGCCTTCTTTTGGATCCTCAAATAAGTAATCACTCTTTCCAGCATCAAACGTATAACCAGGAAACATTTCACTAAGATCAGTATAGATAAAACTATTCTGAGGATTAGGATCATTGCCAAATATAATTTTGGCAGTATGAGACTGTGTTGAGTCATTCACAGATAATCCACTTAAGTCTGCTAGAATCTGTCTTGCGACAAAGTCTTGTTTTCTTGCTATGAATACCAGCTCTGTGGATATAACATCATTATCACAGTACTCGATTGCTTGAGGCCAATTCTCTTCTGCTAATGGTTGATCCCACGGAAACGGAAGCTCCAAATGGTGAATCCCCAATTCAATCTGAAACTTTTTCAAACTCTGTTTCTTAGAACTGAAATCAAACACGTCGGCATAAGATATATTATAAGCCTCTCCAAACAAGTCGCGTTTTCCACCTCCAATTATCTTTGAGCTCAGCTCAAATAACTGTTTATTATCATACCCAATATACCTTGCATAAAGCATATGATTGTCGTATCTACGATTGTTAAATCCAACTAACCGAAGTTTAAACAATGCTTCTATTTCTTGTGCCGTTGGATTAATCATGTGGATTGGTGCATTCTCTTCACCTTCATACTTCCAGTTTACTAGAAACAGGTTGGGGAAGACTTCCACATCAAAGAAGGCAAGGCGTTCATCTTCGTAGGTCGTCACATCTACGCTTGGTTCCTCGGATGCAAACTTCATCTGAGATACAAGCTTAAGGCAATATTGAGCTTGGTTAGTGCTATTTACAGCAAACGCAAGAATCGCTGGACGCATGTCTCGAACGTCATACGGCTTTCCCGATTCATACATCTCTTCAAGGATCGAATATATAAAGTCAATACTAGGCTTCGTTCCGGGATGAATCTCCTTACGAAGGTTTCGCTTGATCAATTCTCTTAGACCCTTTTCACTTGCTACGGATTCGAAGTTTATCATTTTTTTCTTCTTTAGCGGTAGACCAGTTGAAATATGCGCAATAGGATTACTATTGCATTTGCTAAGTTGACGGCGTAGAGCCGCATCCCCAACAAACACCTTTATCTCTATGCCCTCATCGTATACACGATCAAGAAGCATAGGATCTTCACCATCATAAATATAGTGAAGGTGTATACCTTTCTCAGATTTACTGAATTCGGCATATGTTGGAGGCCATTTAGTCGCAGCTTCTAAGTTCAATTCTGGCGACTTGTTCCCATTGTCATCACGAATATCGAAGTCTATCACAATGTGGTTTAATGGTAGTTTCACAAAGTGAAGCTTATTGGTCTTTAGATCCGATAATATAGTTTTGACTAAACTCCATTTCTTTTGTGGTGTCTCGTATTTAACAGATGCATACTGCGCTGGTTGTTCTGCAGCTACTTCGTCAAATATAGATTCTGTTTCATCCAATGACAGCCAACCAGGAGGCGGCTGTTCAAATGGTTTCTCAAAATTTTTGAACTTTGACTGTATTAAACCAACATAGTAATTACGAATGCTAGATCCGTCAACATACTTTCGTTCATGAAACTCTTCGAAATAGTTCTTGAGTTCGTCTCGAAACTTATGCTTGGGCATCTTGAAGTCTATTAGTGCTTCTTCACAGAATTCTTTATACATCCGCCAAGCTTGTGTTAGAGAAACTCCGCCTTGTTCAACAAAAGTATAATAATTTGTTTCAACAAAGTTGAAGAATATATCAGTTTGCCAAATCATGTCCAAAGGACGATATGTAGCATAATGATTCTTACCCAACTTTCTATAGACATCTAAACAATGCTGCGCAATTGCACCAAGTTCAAAATCTACTCTTGAAACTAAACTAAAATATTCATTGACGGGTATTGTTCGTCCACTAGGCTTGACGTCGATCAACCGCCGAATAATACCAGACTTTGCATCGGTTATTCGAACGGGTTTATTTGTAGCCATGATAAGAAATGCATTAGCACGAGCCATATAGCTCGGCTTATACTTTTCGTTCATGGTCATCTCTTCATGTGAAATAAGACTGTTTAACTTCGTGTTGTCTTTAATACCAGATAAGTCGCCATCATGCTGAATAGCAACCAACGGATTATTACGAAACACTTCTGTTGAAAACGTATTTGACGTGGACGTTAGAGCCTTCGCTTCGAATGCAGTATAATATCCAGGAAATAACTTTTGCACTATGTTCAAGAAAGTGGACTTGCCTGTTCCACCTTCACCATATAGCACAATAAACTTCTGAATATCTTTACCTTCTCCTGCGATGATTGCTCCAAGCGCCCATTCAAGTTTCTCACGTTCTTCTGGATTGAATAACGTAGACATTAACTTGTCGTAAGCTTCTGTTGGTCCATCCTCCAAAGAATAAGGAAGGCGTCGACTAACGTAGTCTCGCTTCTTTACTTTTGTATTTTGGAACGTTAAACTCTCGTCAAGCTGTTTTGCGTTGTCGGATATGTTATTCATATATGTCCGAAAGTTCTTCCACGCATTAGTGGAAAAGTCAGACATAAACTTGACATGAACTCTTGCGTCTGGGTTGCGTGCTAACAGTTTGTCTCGATACTCCATTAAGTCATTATCTAGCAGGCGCTGGACATCGTATTCGTCAGTAGACCACAAACCACGCTCTTCATCCCACACAGCATAGAATCCTTTACCACGAACCATCAAGTCATTAGAACGCGCAACTTTAAAGTCGGGGAACACCTCGATCGTATTGTTCTTAGCGATGCGCTCTTTTATTCGATAAAAGTCCATTAAAACTCCTTTCAATACAATTTTGCTGGATTTGCCACTTTTTTTTCTAAAACTAAAAACTTTTATAATATATATAAATTTTGAAATTCTAGAAAAGGTAGGAAAGTTTCAAAATAATGGCAAATCCAATGCAAAATCGCTAAAAGCGCTTAATTTACGCTATACAGAGCGAAATTGGTTCGGGCACTTTTCGGGCACTTTTCCAATTTCGGTCAGTTTTTCCAACGTTTTATACGTTTTCGGTTGATTCTATTTGATTCTTTTGCCATCAAATATCGTACTTTATCACGTTTTTGCCCGTGATTGTTCGAACCAGCATGCTTTGACCCTTCTCTTTTTTTCTGCGTCCGAACGACCTGAGCAACCTGGGGAGTTAACTTTTCAGCTACCGCTCGAATCGCTGCCAGCCCGTTGTCGTAGCTTTTCTGTATCTTGTCGGTCACGCTCGCATCGTTCTCTGAAGTCATTTAGTATCTCCCTTTCTTTGAATTTTCTTAAATATACGGCGGCTAAGTGCCCGCACAAAGACAGGCATATGCCGCACATAGTTGTAACCAGCCATTGCCATACGTTCATTTCTGCCTTCCTTAGCATAACTTAATACCGCGAAGGCGAATGCGTAAACGAGATATGAAGTCCATGTCGGCATCTTCATCGTCTCCGTTGTCCAAACAGATTTTGCAGTACCAGCGTTTTCCAAGTTTAACTTCTCCCGGATATCCGCACTTGCAATCAGGATTCTTTTGGGGAGTCATCGTCGCTCGAATATTCAGTGAAACCATCGTCATCCTCCGGTTCGTCAGGACCAACGTATTCTAAGCTATCGCCAAATCCGACATACTCACTTTCCTCTGCTTCTTCAAAAGGAACAATGTCGACCAACATACATCCAATAGGAATATACTTGTTGTACCATATGCTGACGGACAATGGGCTGTTGTTGAGATTCTCTGGCAAAGTTACAAGTTCTTGTAAAGCTTCGCCGTTTTCGTCAACCATATGTACTTCGTATTGTCTTGTGGGTGAAAACCCACCACCTAAATATGTCATTAGTAATTCTCCATTACATACGCTTGCATCTGATACCAGATTTCAACTTTCCTCTGGTCTTCTCTAGGATTTTCAAGAGGAAATAACCCGCCTCTACCGCTGGGAAAATATTCACGTTTGTTTACAACGGCTAGTTTCTTATAGTTAGTACTATTTGGTTGTAGTTCTAAATTGTTAACCAAAGTCCAAAAGCAACCAGGAATTAACTCCTCAACCGTTTGATCTAACGCTACAATTTCCCAAGCAAAACGATGTGCCAAAGCAATCATCATTTCAAGGAAGTTACAATCGCTAAAATATAAACGCCTGCTAATATCTTTACGAGTTTCGTTCTTATATCGGTCTCGGAGCCCTTGGCCTTCAGAGGCCCGGTTGTCGTCATTTGGAACCCAAGCTACAAAAGGTTCAGAAAATAGACCATTCATCAGATCCATACTACTTCGTAATCTATCTTCATATTCAAAGTCAACAACCAGGCCACATAACCATAAGAAATATAACTCGTCTGACTCGTCCCTACCCGTCAGATTCCGGATCATCCGTCCCGCCCAGCTCTTCTGCTTCTTTCTCGGTCTTGGAGCCACTTGGGGAATCTGGCTTCTTCCGAGAACGGCGTGCTTTTTTTGGTTTTTCCTCTTCCTCAGGCTGTTCTCCGAGAACATCTACCTGGTAAGAGGATTTTACGCGCAGGATTTCATACATTTCACTCAAGCTAGGATTGCAAATATAGACTACGTCTGGATCTTCGCTTCCTTCGCCAAAATGCAGAAATGGATTGGGACCAAACTTGTTTATTACGTCGTCTTCAATTTCCTCCTGTTCATTGGCATAAACGCCATCTTGTTCATAATATAGAATGGTTTTGCGTTCGAACCCCTTAACAGAGTCTTCCCATTCATCCAGGGTCATAACATACGGTTCTTTTTCTTCGTGATATGGTCGAACCAATTCTTCCAGACTCGGCTTCTCTTTGATCAGTTTTTTCACAGGGCCAGTATAATCGGTTCTATCGTTTTTGCTCTTTTCGAATTCATAGAGCTCTTTGTCCATTCCTCCAATCTGAGGCTCGAGCTCTTGCAGTGATTCCCTTACTTCCTTTTCGAAAGCTTTTTCGTCCAGGTGATACGCAAGGTAATCTGCTATCAAATATCCAAGTACGCCGCCTGCAATGCCGCCGACGCCAACTAACACTATCTTATTCATATTCCTTCCTTCCTTTCAAAAGTTTTGGGTTTTGCCAACGACCCTGATCGTGATTGTACCAATCAGGGTCTCGTTTCATAGCTGCAATTTGGTCGTCTCTCCCGTTGAGGAAATTCCGCAGTCAAATGAGGTCAAATATAACTCCATCAACATTGAAGTCTAATAGGAGAGAGTCAACCGAAGGTCCAGTTTCCCATTCACCGTACGGAGCATTATAGGGATTGTAAATATCAAAGTCTATAAAGTCATCTCCGTGGTCTTTTACCCAGCCGACAATTGCGCCTTCTTTTGTTCGATTAACTCCGAGCATGTCGTATACTTCATTTAAGAAGACATGTCCAGTCATCTGAAGTTTTTGGTTTGCGTAATTTTGCTGGGATTTCAGAAAGAATTCATTGAAACTGTTATCGGTTCTCCATTGAGGAGAGTCACTATCGAAGAATACGGCATATTGAGAGGGCATTCCAAGAATTCGATCATCCTCTGTATCAGTTAATTCTCCAGGAAGATCAATCTGTTCTTCGTCCCATTTTATTGGTTTCTTCTTAGAATCCAGAACCTGCATGCCACCTTCACGACGTTTCATGTACCTGAAATATGTGTCGACTTCTTCTCCAAGCTCTTCGCGTACTCGACCGCGGTATCGCTTGAACGCTTCGTCGACAGCCTTGTACATTCCCACCAGAGCGGCATTTCGTCTACTGAGAATGCGATTCGACCCGACTAGCATACCAATCCCAGCAGTCATTAAGATTACACTGGGCGCATACAGTCGAGCAAGTCCAAACCCGTATTCCACTCCAAGTACTACTTTTGCTTTTTTTACTTCTGATGGCGTATTCTCTGGATTATCAGGTTCATTAGCAGCGATAAGATCTACCGCTTTCATCATTGTCTTCGCCTCTTTAACCAGGTCAGGCGCTTTCAATGTTGCACGACATGCCAATACTGTTCCACCTAACACGCTTGCAATTCCACCAGCTAATAGAATTTCTGGTGAGTGTTTGTGGAATAATAGCTTAGCTCGTGCTGTTTTTACACTTAACATTTCGGTGTTCATTGTTCTCCTTCCAATTACTTAATCTGATTCGTATAACCGCCGTTCTCAATATAACGGGACATCTGCTTCCAAGTTGAAAGCTTTTCCTTAGGAAATGCGGTTATCTCTTCCAATTTATTATTTATGTACTCACTGATCCGTACTCCGTACTTACCATTTTCCATAAAACAAACTTCCAAATACCGTTGTGTATTTGGGTTAAAGAATATATGTAATGATCCGTATTTGTCAAAGCAATTACGTACTGTCTGCGCTGATTCCGGATGTGTCTGATCTGCATGCCCATTCGCGTGTACAGGAGGAAGTTCTACCAGCGACCAATCGGGTGAGTTGATCGCTAGTAGAAACATACCAGCCGCAACTAGGAGTGCTAAGAGTAACAAGAATATGGTTCTAGGTGCAGCAGTCTCATTCATGGTGATACCTTTCAGCTACCGCCTCATTCAGCTCAAATATTAGATCATGCACTGCGAGGTCTCGCGCTTTGTTTAGAAAATATATGTTTTGCACGCCTAGAAGAAGCCGTACAAAATCGGGTCTTGGTTCTGGAACTTTCTCACATAGCTCATGAATCTCTTCAAGAGTGAGAGATCGTTCTAACCGTCCGAACACCCACGCAACTAATATAAGTAGTTCCATCGTTTCTCCTATTCAAGAGGTTCTGGTTTTGGTAATACTATTGTGTATCCAAATCGATCTCGTTTCACATATGCAGACGATAAATTATACCATCCCCATTTGTGATCAGTGAATTCGGGAGGAAGCCCTACAGCTTCATACAGATCCGCGACCGAACAACTGTCATACATTTCAACAGCTTCTACAAGCACTGTTAGGACTTCCTCCGCCTCCGCCTTGGATTCGATCACAATATCATCGAATTGATGTCGATTTCTAGGAGCCTTTTTTGAGGGGCGCCGAGACCGCTCACGACTGTACATACTATTATAAGATACATATGATCGATCACGATCTCGACTGATTCCCCTACGCCTCCTATATGGGGTCGACCCCGATTCGCCATATAGAATCATCTCAATGCCATTGGTAATTATCTCACTGATAGTGCTCTTTGCTGTTGGGACTATTACATCCCACAGAATATAAGTACCAATGTCAGACATGTGCTCTCCGAAAATGCGGGCAAGTAGAGGTTTCTGTTTCTCTACCACTACCGCGCTTGTTACCTTCTTTACTTTCTCCGGTTCCTCCTTCTTTGGTGTTATGGAGTTACTCGGATAATCTTTCTTATCAATTTCAGCCATTCATAGGCCTCCTCTGTTGTCTCCTTTCAAGAGACGATTAATGTTCCATTCTTACGAAATCCTTGCATGTGCTGTATGTCTTTTACGTAAATATAACCACGATCATTTCTCATTATCCAGACTCTATCCCATGCTCCGAGAATAGCTTCCCAGCCGCTAGGATATAATGGATGGATCCAAATCTCTGTGGCTATGGGAATATCGCGCGCTTCGAACCATTTGCGTACATCTGCTTGTGGTCGTTTAAATTGTAATTGATTTGCAAGCGCGTTCTTACGAACATCTCGGATCTTTCGCATATCACTCCTCGGGATTATCTCTTAAATATCGCTCTGCTACATCCGTTATAACTCTGCGCATTCTTGTAAGATCCCAGTTAATTTCTTTGCAATGACTGCATCGCCAGGCTTTAGCTTCGGGATCCCAAATATGATCTCGGCGAGTCCAACAATGTATACAGTGCGTCCAATTATCTATGCTAGTCTCCATCGTCATTGTCCATGGCATCTGCCATATCGCCGTAGTGATTATCGTCGGCGTCTTGAAGTATTTGTTCTGCTGCGTCGTGTCCTGGATCATCAGACATCACTTTCTCCTTTCCATAATTCTACTATTAGGATTGCGAACAGCGCCATAAATCCTACATTGGCTGCGATCTGACCTTGCAATAGCGCTTCCGCGCGTATAAGAATATAACCTAAGCCCAAACCAATCAGAGCTATCACTATAAGTAAACCTTGCAGTTTTGCCATTAGTTTTCTCCTTCACAAGGAAATGGATTCATGGTTGGGGCAGGCGTAGGTAAAGGACCATAATATGGAACACTAGGATCATGTTCCACATACACTAGTGGTAGATATACCTTAGCTGCTGGTTCTTGCGTTGGCATTGGAGTTGGAGGCGGCGGTTGTACGCACACCCTCATTGTTGGGGCAGGCGTCGGAGTCGAAGGCAATTCAACAGCACCAGCAACGCCCACCCAGCCAACACAAAATATACACACTACGAATAGGATCAGCAGCATAAGTGCAAATCCAGTTTTCATTTCGAGCTTCATCTTAGACTCCTTTCAAGAGTTATAAAAAGAAAATATCAAGCGATTGCTCGCCTGATATTCAGCTTTCAATTTTCAAGTAGATTTACCTCAATGTCATCGTTCCATAAGTTGTTATCAATTGCGTTATGAACAACGGTTGCGGCTGCACCAGCTACCACTGCGATTCCGATGGTTACTCCAACCAACTTTACGGCTTGAATAGCTTTCTCTTTTCGAGTCCACTCTTCATTCCATTCAGTTATGCTGGGGATAACCTTCGTGACGCCGCGGTTTAGCATGCTGCTAACTGCGAATGTTATTGCAACATCGCTTGATGCCAATAATACGGTTTTTCCAATAGATTTGGGGGTCATTTTAGTTCTCCTTAAATATGAATTTTTGGGTTTCATTATAGGCTATGTAATTGCTGCGAGGTTTGCCCTAAAATCACATAATGTACCTCTTTTTGGGGCTGATAAACGGCAATTACCGTAATAGCGACTATAATTATAACCGCAGATAAGGGGATTTCAATGTCGCCCAAGCGTTTTAGTCGTTCGAACATCGTTTACTCCTTTCAAGAAATATGAGGGCACCACCGCGGACCATTTATAGCGCTGTGGCACCCTCAATCCCATCAAATATCACATGCATTCCAATTGTTCTAGGCGGGGACCTCCTTTCTTAGTCTTCTTCTACAGGTTCGGCTTCAAATTCAAACTCAGCGCTTTCTTCCATCAACGCTAAGGCTGCCAGGACCAAAGCACCACCAATTAGTGCACCTAAAAATGCACCAGCGGCTTTCAAGGGCAAATGGTTCTTTTCGGCATCGAAAACCTTGATTTTATCTAACATCGCTTACTCCTTTCAAATATAGTTTATAGGAATCTTGGTTCTATTGAATAGCCAAGAACAATACAGGGTTCACCATCAGCAGCAATCTTTGCGCTGAATTTAATGTCCAACTTGCCTTTCTGAACATCCCACCCAGTATTGCGGCCCATCTCGGTGCCTTCTAGTCCCAGCATATCGTAGAACTCGTTCAAAGGAACGAACATATCGTTGAATAACAATTCATTAAAATCGTTCTGAACACGCCGTACAGTCTCTACATCAGATCTGAAATATCGTCCTGACAATGCGTCAAAGAACAGATGTTCACCTTTGCTTGTGATGATTATGTCATGTACTGGATTCTCATCTAGTTTATCTTGAGCAATCTCGTCTCGCACCTTGGCTTCTTTTTTTTCGCCAAACATTTCGATAACTTTATCTTGGTATTCTTTAAGTGCGGAGTCTGCCACAGAATATAAACTCATCAGAGCAGCGTTTCGTTTAGAACTTATATGATTCGATCCAACAATAGCAGCAATTGTAATGATGCCCGAAGCAGCGGTCGGTAAATATAGTTTCCAGACCAGCTCTAGTTTTTCTCTATTTGTGAACTTTCGTTTTGCATAGGATTCTTCGTCATCAATAACTTCTACTGCCAGGATCGTTCCTTTAATCGCAAGTGCCGTCGTAGATATAACACCAGTTACACCTATTCCGGTTAGTATTGTCGGAGAGTTTTTGTTTATTGACTCTCCGGTCGTACGTACAAGCCTTTCAATTTTGTTCATCGTCCTCCTCGTATGCATCTGGATGTAAATAATAGTCTGCAAGACGACATATAATGAGCAAATATATAACTATGCCCAGTAGTCCTGCGCCGATTAGATATAACAAACAGGTTATGGTTGCTAGCTCCTTTATTGCCTCCCACATGCGTTATACAAACCTCCTTTCAAGAATGTTTCCCAAAATTTTACCCCCAGGAATTTTTTGGGTTTGAAAAACAAAAATAGAAGAATACGTCCATGCCTCTAATCTCGGGGATAGCGTTCTTGTTTAACCTCTGTTTACGTTTCTTCTATTATACAGTGTGTAATTCTCGCGAGGATAAAAAGAATAGGAGACTTTCGTCTCCTTATCTTTACAAGTTATCTCCAAACTCGTTTTCCTGTATCATGTATAGTTCCATCATAGTGTCTTTCGGCAACTGCGTATTGTAGTTTACCATAGTGTAGTAATTCTTCAGCTTTTCCTGCAACTGTTTTCGTCTTGGCTATTACGCCTTCAACAATCTCATCTGCATGATTAGCTACATAAGTTACTGCAACTACTGTAATCAACAATCCAACTATGCTTTTAGCATTTGATGTATTAGTGTATAACATTTTAGTTTCTCCTATTTGGGATAGTTTTTGGTTTCATTATACACTGTGTAATTCTCGCGAATTTGGTAAAAAGAAAGAGCGTGTTTTAAGCGCTCTCTCTTTCTAAGGTGTTACCTGGGTCGTATGAAGCTCATCGCTTTGGTCGTTACGACGTTGAACTGTTCATGTCGTAGTATTAGAACAATTCCTAATAGATTTACTCCAGCGGTAATCAGCACTTCTGGCTCTATAGTAGACGCGGCTTTCTTTGCCCGTGCCTCGCATAGAGTTTTCAAGTTCTGAACTGCATGAGTATAGCTCTCAGAATCTGGATCTTGACTACTCAAATATAGTACAACGCGGTCGACCTCATCATTCAAGTTCTTAGGTTCCATGGCAAACTCCTTTCATTATAGACTGTGTTTATAATGCGAGGTTACTTTGCTTGGTCATACTTTGCTTTACTGACGCCTAACACTACACCAAAGAAGGTCGTGATGGCGGCAACTGTCGCTGCGATTTGCTCTCCATAAGGGAAGCCCCAGAGGGCTGCCAGGGTAAAATATAACGCGCCTGAAGCAGGCAAGAAAGCCAGGGTAATCCACTTTAGTATGTTATACGAAAATGCATTTAACCCAAAAGGCGCACCAGGAACTTGCACGACATCCTCGTCGTCCCATTTCAAGCTGTCAATCATTATAGCCTGCCACTGTGCATTACTCACAGCTAACAGAGCTGAGAGCCATACGTTAGTAGCAACAATCGTACCAACTATCTCCTTTTGATAGGGTAATCCCCAAATGCCAGACACTGCAAAATATAACGTTGCACTGCCAGGGAGGATGTACTGCGCAATCCACTTACCATAATCATACACTTTGTTATTTAGCATTTTTATCTCCTTCAAGATTGAAAGTTTTTTGCGGAGTTTCTATTGGTAGTGTATTTACCTCTTGCATCAGACGCTCCACAGAACCATTGCCTCCTAACTCTTTGTAGGGGACATATAGAAACACGAACAAGTTTTCGTGTTCTTCTTGCGTAATGCATCCGCGTCGAATATAACGCAGACTCATTGTTACGATACGATCGTGTGCAAGGCCGATAAGAAGTTTCTTGGTTAGGGATTGATCATTTCGTTTACGATTAATAAACGCCCAAAAACCAGACGACGCTAATATAGCAGTAAGAGCCGTTATGACGATTTGAAATATAACTATCGTCTCATGTGTCGGTTCCATGCTATTCAGGTCCTATTGCTATCCAGTGACATACAACAGTTTTACCGGATGTAAAGTGTGTGTATCTAAACGCCTCGGCAAAGCTTGACCCAATTGGGAAACTAACTTGTGAGTCTACTTCTTCGGAATCTTGAATGGATATCAAGAGCCACGGTCTATTACTAAATGCTGGACTATAGGTAACATCTACCTGAGCAAAGGCTGCACATGAGAAAGACCCAAACTGCATTCTAACACTATCTACATTATAGGAAGTAGTCCCCTGTGCATCCCAGTTAGAGTTATCACCACCAAATCTACGCAGGGTACCCATAACGTTAAAGCCCAAATGAATATCAGATACTACATTGTCTCCAAGTTTATTCGCATCAACAGCATCGTTTTGAAGCTTAGCCGTTGATATCGAACTAGATGCAATCTTAGATTCTGTAACAGCAGAAGTTTGTAATTTGGCTGAACTAACACTGTTAGTTTGAAGGTGATATTCGGATATTGTCGCGCCTGCTAGTTGTGCACCAGTTATAGTACCATTAGCAATCTTTGAGGCAGTTACGGCTAAATTTGCTATTCCAGCTGTGGGAATTTGTGGATGATTACCATTAGAGTGATTATGTGCTGCTAATGTCACCATGTCATCTGCATAAGGCGGTGCACCCGAGACCACACCAGCTAAGTCCCAGATTTGATTCTGAAGATTTGTCTCTGCCTCTGTTGATAATTGATCTGTAATGTCTTGAAACCATTGATCCCATTCCGCTTCCCATTGCGCAACGATCTCATTAGTTGTGACATAATCAATAATACCAGCAACAAAAGGAGTTGATGTTGTTCCAACTTTATTCGTAATATTAGCTTGCGTAATCTCTGTAACAGCTGCACCAACATAAATATATGCAAGTGGATATTGATGTATTACTGAAGTGTTAGTAAGCGTTGGAGTTACAGGCGTACTTGCAGGTGTTCCCGTAAGAACGTTTATTGAGTTTGCCCTTGTACCGGAATCTTCATTGACTTCCAAATATACAACATCGATACGATTCAAAAGTGCGTCCGCAGTAGCAATTGTCTTAACGAGATTTGCGTCGTTTAAAGTCCAAGTGTGGTCAAACCATGCACGACCAGATTGAACTATAACGCTCATCCCGGTTGGCGAATTCTCAATAACCATGAGTTTTCCACCAATACCAGCATAAACTCCATCTTCTATGATGCCATCAAATATGCTACCGAATTGCTTAGCATTATAGACTCTATCAGAAGAACTGGAGTCGTAAAATCCATATGTTAATGTCATTTGTTTCTCCTATTCTACAGTCTCAAACGTGGGAAAGATTGAGATACTGGCTTCATCTTGTGAATATGTCATCTCTACAACACGTGAATCAGTTTCATGACCATAATCGTCTGCGATTTGCAGAATATCGCCCATACCAAACTCATCTCCATAGTTGTACATTGTAGGATCGATTTCGCCATCGAATGCTTTCAAATATACATTCTTTGCTAGCTCCTCTTCTCCACGTCCTTCTAACTGTGAGACATACTCTGCTTCCGATAGTTCTCCATCGGGAGTGTTTCTTGAAACGTTAGCTTCGAAATATAACTCTCTTCTTGCAAGTCCAGACAACGCAGAAGCACCAGGAGCAAAAACAGTTGTTGTAGTTCTTATACTTCCAACTCCTTGCGATCCTGCCACTAGACAAACCGTTCTTAGTGGCCGAACACTTTCTATGTAATCGGCATTTAACAAGTTATCTAAGTTAGATGTAAACGCAACATAAGGGTTCGTGCTTTGCGAATAGGATCTGTCTACACCAGCATATAGTTCGAAATCCCATTGGTCATTTACACGATCTCTAAATATGCGAAATCCTATACCTTTTGCTTTACATAATTGCGATAGAACATCATATACCGATTCGCCGTTAAATTGTGTATCAACCGTTAATGCGGTTATTGCTGGATCTGTAGAAGTGTTAAATACGAAATCGCTAATCGTTCGTAAAGAATCTGTAGGGCTAATAACATTATCGTCTAATAGCCGCTCCACTTCAGTTTGAAGATTACCGCTCATAGCTATGGCGTTCCATACAATTCTATAATCTAGTATTGCTTCTATAGAACGCCCAGTAATGAGTAGTTTATCACCTTCTTCTATGTCAGAATGAATGTTGAAATCTTCTAACATCATGTGATGAGGAGATTCTGCCAAATATAGATATTTTGTGGCTGTTAACATACTTAACAACTCTGAAGTTGGAGCTGATGTGATTTCAAAATCTCCAGCTTCCCAATATCTATCAGTCCATATGAGGGACTTAAACGTATCTAGAACATAAATTTCTTCAAAGTTTGAATCTAGTAGAAGTAATTCCATCGTTTAAATCCCTTCATATGCTATGTCGTTAAAGACTTCAAATTCCAAATTAGAAACACCAACAGTAGCAGTATAAGCAAATACGTTGTCTCCCTTTTCTAATTGGAACCAAGTCGGAGTTGTACCCAAACAATTTAATATGTTATAGGTAGTTGAACCTCGAACTAATATAGCAAACTTATTGCCCTTTACAGTTGAGATCCAAATATCATCGCCAGCGGTGATATCAGCTCCAGTTGTAGCAATTAACTTAGTACTATCAATTGCCAGTTGATCTAACGTTATGGTTTCCGTTATAGTAACATTACTTGCTGCACCATTAGCATGAATGTGCATTAATATACCTATTGCGGGACCACCTTCATAAACTATTGATTTAGTAGTTTCGATTACAATGTCTCCAAACTCTATCAATGGAGATACCAAAGATTCATTAGAAAATGGAAACTCAAACGACGGTGTCGTAAATGAAAAGACAGTTATTTGTCCTAGATAATTATACAAATATGAATCTGGAAATAGAAGAGAGATAGAACATCCTTCTTCGCCGCTAAATATGTCTGGTTCATTTGATTCGACATACGCAGTTCCTTTAGCAATTCTATTGTCTGTTTCTATTTGCAACGTGATTTCTCGTTTGAGAGGAAAATATTTGTAAGATTTTTGTCTTAATGTTTCAATGTCTTGTCCTGGGTAAAACCGCAACATTAAAACCACATTTCTCGGAGAGGTTCTAGCTGAATTATAAAATGATCCATCAACACCTGCTCTTTCCGTAAGCGAAATATCCGCCTTTGCAGGACCAAGACCTTCAGCGCTAAGAACTATGAACCCCGATTTCTCGGGGCTCGTTAGTTCTATAGTTAGCGATTCACCTAGGTGGTTCGTGACTGTAAAGTTTTTTATCATGAGCCTAACAGTCCTTTCACACCACGTAATTGATTTCGCGTTTGTCTGTAAATCTCGATTCTAGACAACGCCTTTGGTGAGTAGTTGTTCTGAGTCATTTGGATAGTTGTTGCGCCTACAGGATTACCTTCGTTATCAACTATCGAAACAGGAACCTTACTTGATGTTGCAACCGCAGCAGTCGCCAAAGTCATAGACTTATTACCAAATATGTCATCGACCATCAACCCACTTTGAATGACGTCTGACATGTCAACGATCGGACGAATTGTTGGATTCATGTCCATGTTTGCGTCTACACCATCTGTAATTGCACTAACAGCTTTTGACATGGCAGTAACTGTTGCATCCGCAACCTTCTTAGCTTCTCTTGGTACTTGATGACCAAGATTTTTGACGCCTTTTACAACACCTTCGACCATAGATTTACCAATAAGAATAAACTTCTTAGCTGGTGATTCCATGCCGATTGCTTTTTTAGCAGCGGTCCAAGCATTAAGAACAAGATCTACTAACGTTTTGACTATTTTACCAGCACCAGCAACAAGACCTTTAACCATGCCATCTATAATTGCCGCTGCAAGTTCTCCAATCTTAGTTAGTAGTTTTTCCATGTTATCTTCAACGCTATCGATCATGGCATCAAGAAATGAAAGTATCAAATTCCAACCAGATTCAACAATATCAGGTAACTTTTCAGCAATAGCATCTATAAAGTTGGTAACAATATCAACTGCTACTATAACTACTTCGCCAATATTGTCCCGAATTCCTTCTAAGAATCCTATTAGAATATCGAAACCTGCCTGTATAAACTCGGGAAGTCTTTCTGCAATTGTTTGCAGTAGAGTGACGAGTAAATCAACAACAACTTCGATAAAATCTGGAACGTGATCTGATATTAATTGAATAAGCGCTGTAAGAAGTCCGTCAAGAGCTTTATACAATTTTGGTGTTGTTTGGATAATAATATCCAAGACTTCCATTAGTAAGCCGAGTATAGCTTCTCCTACAACAGGCGTTGCCCGAATAATCCCTTCAGCAAAGACAATTAATGTATCTATGAGAGTATTGATTATAACAGGCACGAGCCCTAATATAGTAGTAACCATACCGACAATAGCTAATGCTGCAGCCATACCACTAGCCGCTAGTAAGGATAAGCCAGTTGCAAACAGAAATAGACCTGCGCCTATTAATGCTGCAGCGGCACCGATTAGAAACATAGACGCGCCCAAACCAAGTAGAGTTGGCACCAGAGGTGTAAGTAATAACCCAGCAAGACCGAGGACGACAAATATGCCGACCAAAGCAAGTAAGGCAATACCAATCTCTGCCAGACCCATGTTACCTAGTGTTTGCATAACGCCAGCCAGTACCCATAAGGCACCAGCAGCTACTAGAAGTGCCGCACTACCAGCGAGAGTTCCAGACATGGCATAAAGAGCTACTGTGATTATCAGTAAAGACCCAGCTAAAGCTACGAGTCCTTTGCCCAGTTCGATCCAGTCCATCTGTCCCATCTGTTCGAGCGTCTTTCCTAATATAGCTATAGCACCAGCTACGGCAACAAGCGCTATACTTTGCAAGAGCATGTTTGATGGTAACGCCCGTACAGCTAAGGCAATTATCAATAATGCTCCACCAATTCCCGCTAATCCCTTACCAATCTCTTCCCAGGACAATCTACCTAGTTTTTCCATAACATCTACCAGAATATACATGGCAGCGGCTATGATAGTCACTGAGAGAGCAGTAGAGATCATACGTTTTGGATCACCAACAAGTCTGGTAAATGCAGCTATCTCTGCAAATATAACACCCATGGTGAGTAGACCTTGCTGTAGTACAGCAACATCCATCTCGCCAAACTTTTGCACAGAATTAGCCATAAGCATTATTGCTGCTGCCATACCAATCATGGCTATACCAGCTTTAACACTTGCTCCGCCTTCTCCTACTATGCGCATAAAGACTGCAATTTCAGCTAGTAGGGCACCAACTCCGAGTAATCCACGCGTTAGTTCAGCTTGATCTATAGCTCCTAGCGACTTTACAGATTGTGCTAACAATAAGATAGCAAATGAGTATACACCAAGAGCTACTGCTCCTTTGATTACATTTGCAGTGGAAGTACCACTCATCAACTTGCTAAATATAATCATGGTAGCAGTTAAGGCATAGATTGCCCCTAAACCGTTTTGCATTGCTTTAGCGTCTATAGCTGCTAATCGTCCTAGCGCTACAGAAAGAAGTAGTAAAGCCGAAGCTAAAGCTATTAAGCCAAAAGACTGTAGTATACCACCTCCGCCAAGCTTACCAAATGCCGCCATAGCAGCGATTAGATCTACAAATAGACCAGTCACAATACCAAGCGCCAATGTAAGTTTTGCAGAGTCAATCAAAGATATAGCAACGAGAGCCGCAGCAAGAATACCAACTGCTATAGCAATCATTAATAATGTCTTTGCTTTGAGATTTTGTTGATAGGCTTCGAGTGAACCTCGAACACCATCTAAAATATCAGTAACACCTTCGAACACACTACCAGCAGAATCTAGTAATCCGCCACCAGAATTTACAAAGTTACGAATTGCCAAAAGTAAAGCGCCGATTAGACCAGTATTTATAACATCAAACACCTTTACAAAATCGATGCTTTTCATTCCTTCGTAGATAGAATCTGCTAATCCACCGATAAACTCACCGACAAAACTAGCAAATCTAAATATGTATGGAATTGCTGCTGCGATAGCTTTTAACATTAAACCCAAGATACCAACAGTACCTTTTGCTAATGCTGTAAACGGCTCGAAGCGTAGTTCAACCTTATCAAAGAATTCACTTACTGGAGAGAAGTCAACACCTTCAAATATGTCATTGAACCAATCTCTTACTTCTTGAATCTTTTCTTTGACAAACTCTAATGCATAGTATACTTCTACTCCAAACTCTCGAACCTTTTCGATAAGAGAATATAACCCAGTAGATACGGATTCTGCAATGTTTCCAGTATTACGAAACTCGGTTATACGATCTGCAAGTCCATCTAGAAAATCTAAGACACCTCCGCCATCAACACTTATACCACCAACGAATTGTTGTAATGGACCAAGCAATCCTTCTAAAATATCTTTGCCAATGCCGAGTATAGAGAATAGACCTTGAAATATGTTCTGTACTTTATCCGCAGTCTCTTCGCTCATGATTAATCGAGCACTAAAAGCCTCTATAGCTTTGGTAATTTGAGCTAGTTTCCCCCCAAGATCCCCCGGGGGAAAAACCGATCTCCAAGCATCACCAACTACTCCCATAGCAGTAGTAAGTGCCTCGAAGGCGTTTCTTAATGTTTGAATGGCAGCATCTCTACCACCTTGATCTCTCCAGCTTTGCACTACGGCATTCCTAGCATCCGAGCTTGCTTGGATCATTGCGCCAAGTTCATCACTTATCTCGGTAAATAACGCTTTAGCTTCCTCAAAGTCACCTATGATAAGTTGCCAAGTTTGGGTCCAACCAGATCCCAAAGCCTCCTGCAATGTGTCTTTTAGCTGGGTGAAAGTCTTTACTTTCGTAGCGGCATCATTAGCAGTCTGACCGAGTCGCATAATTGCTTCTATTTGATCCTCGGTGTATCCCATAGCTTCTAATTGCTGTTCATTCAAATCGCCAGTAAACTTTTGTAATGTATCAAGCAATACTTCACTTGTAAGCCACCCACTTGCAAGGGTTTCTCTAAATGAACCTTCTTGCTCAATCATGTCATCAATGGCAATTCCATGAATTCTAGCAGTTTCTTTTAAAGCTTCTTGGAATACTTGACCACCCATACCAGCATTAACCACCGAGTTCCAGTCCATAAGCTTTACTGTACCAGAGGATAGGGCTTGCGATAACTGATACATTGCCGTAGCCGCTTGTTGTGAGTTCGAACCAGAAACAGCTGCCAGGTTAGCGATACCTTTAATAGCGGCAACCGATGTTTCTAGGTCTACACCCGCGGCGGTAAATGTACCTATGTTACGCGTCATCTCGGTGAAGTTGTAAATGGTCTTATCTGCGTAAGTATTCAACTCGTTCAGAGCTTCTTTCACATCATCAAGAGTTGTACCTTTAGATTCAGTGTTAGCTAACACAGTCTGAATCGCATTCATTTGAGTCTCATACTCTGCAAAGCCCTGCTTCATTGGCTCTAAAAAGCCACTAATCATCTTCTTGCCATATGCTATTGCAGCATTTGTAAGATTCATTAATACTGTCATACCAATAACGCCCAATGCAGAGAATCTTCCTTTTACTTTATCAACTCCTTCTGCAATATGACTAATATCAACTTTCTTACCAGCGGCATCTAGATTACTAAGATTCTTAGCTCCTTCTGTAAGATCCAGGCTTTTCTTTAGTTGGTCAAGAGACTCTGTACTTTGCTTTACGCCTTTTTCGAACTGAGCATTGTTGAAGCCCATTTCAACAACACGATTATCAACAGTAGAGCTCATAAACGAGATACCTCCTTCCAGATTTCTTCTGCTATTTCGTCAAATATAGGTCGCATGGCGGGATTTACATAATCATACGGAGGCACATACCCACCAGTACCTGTACCATGTCCATACTGTATAAGAATGGCTATGTTTGCAGAACCATTCCTATGCGAGTTACTCCAGGTTATCTCATACCCCCAGTTGGTTTTACTTATACTATAGTCCCACGACATGGCAGTTAAACCAGTATCATATGGAGTGGCATTAGCTAAGGCTTGTACTCCTCTGTCGCCATAACGTTGTAGAATGTTCATAACCTGGAGGTCTTTTGCTTTAGAAAGAAATCTCTCTGTGTTTTTGAAACTTCCTTTATGTTTAAAAGTTATCATTGTATTACCCTCGCGTGTTAAGTTGTTGCTTGCGTTGGGCATTGAGAGCTCTATTACGGCTTAGAATCTCTGCTTTTGACATCTTTTTAGGCTGATTCTTTATATTACATACATTAATTAAAGTTAATAAACGATTTAAATGCCACTTCTGACATTCCATTGGAATCTGCAAAGCTATCATCCAGTAATAGATAATTTCTGCAGTTATTATATCTCTATTAACTTTTTTCTTCTTTTCATCTTCTGTAAATGTCGTCGCTGTCATAGGGTTTTCTATGTAAGCGCTGACTTGATTAATTGTTTGAGCGTCGATCGCCTTAAAGATTGTGTCTGGCACGTTTTGCGTTATGGTCATACACTTGATATAATTAAGCGTCTCGCTTCTAGTTTTCTCTTCTCTAGTCAAGAATGGTTTGTGATACATACTTTCCCACTTAGACAAGGAGACTAGAGAATGTTCCAGGGTTATGTCCCGGCCTTTTATGTCTACAAACTCTTGAGTAACATCGTTGAACCATTCTTGGTCAGGAATCGTAATTGTTAACATTCCCTAATCTCCTTCCATTTTGACGGTTTTCAATCAGCTTCTGGAACGATTCCATTGAAGAAAGTTGCAGCAGCATCAGCATCTGTAGCTAATTCCATAAACAACTCTTCAAAAGCTCCAGTTTCAGAAAAGTCTTTGCTGAGTTCCTCACTTTTAATGAATCGTCGACCATCTGGGGACTTTTCACCATAGGACTTGAGGATCACCTCTTTGAAGATCTTGATTAATTCTGGCTCACTCTGAGCCTCAACCACTTTCTGGACCCAAGCAACCCATCCACCAGAGACAGACATCTCCATCTCGGCTACTTCTACCTTACTGAGATTGAAGTAAAAGGTCTCTTCTCGCTCGGTGCCATTAAAGTCTTTGTACTTAATTACTTTCTTTAACATTAGAACTCCTTTCAAAATTTTATTAACGACCCCCCAGATCGGCTCCAGGGGGTCGTCGAGGAGGAGTGAACGCCTAATAGGTATTAGGGCGTCATCGCCGTGATGACGGCATCGGGCAGGGGCAGGTTCGGGTCTGTGGCTACGTCGCCAAAGAGAACCAATTCAAACGCTGCCAGAGCTGTCGGGTCGGCGGTGCGGCTATCGATAATGATCTGAGCCGTAGGCTGGAACCCGGTTACACTGGGAGGAGTTGTACTAACTTCCCAACTAAAAGTAATGGCTTCTGGTGAGTCATTGACTGACTGGTAATTCTTTTCAGAAGGTGAAGCCAAGCACCCGTAAATCAGGTGAAGTTTATACGCAAGATCTCCGTCAACATCATTTCCGACTTTCGTGCGGAAAACGAGACCAAAGGCTTGTCGAGTTTGCTGACCAAGGAACGTGCCAGGAGTAAGGGTAGCGTGTACCTCTACTGAACCGTCGCAAGCGGCGAATTCGTCTGGATACGTATAAGCCTCGATTGTGCAACCGAACTCTTCGGCTGAAACCAGGGTTAGGTACTTAATGTTATCTGCGTACAGAGCAGTTGGCTCTGCACCGGAAGGACTCTCGGTAACACTTACGAGACCGTTCCAAGCGACACCCAAAGGATAATCGCCATTGGAATCCATAGGGTATAAAACACCCTTATCGATACCGGTTTCGAAGAAGCGTTCACCAGATCCATCCCATGTTAATACTGCCATGATCTATCTCCTTTTAAAAGTAGATTGTAAAAGCGTAATGGTTTAGATTGTCTGCCGTATAGAATCGATCAAACGATGCCTTCGGCAACCTTGCAATTTGCTCTGGTATAGTAGACTCAGGATTCGGATCGATTACCGTAAGTTTATACCCTTTTTGCAAATTGTAAGGAAAGTTGTTGGCAAAGTCAGTATCGATGTCATCTAGTTGATAGACAATACAAGGATACGTCATGTTAACGGAAGCAGGAGGCTGGAAGTATGCATTGGGCACAATTCCAGTAAGCAATGTGTGAAGATCTAATCTACTACCCATTGTATTCCCCCTTAACCGTTAATATCATGCGCGGCCTTTTGATTTCGACACCAGTAACCTTCCAGGCAACATCCATCCAACGAATGAATCGGATGCGAGAATAATGTTCATACGCATAAGCATCTGACACTATACTAAAGCGGTTATTGATGGTGAAATCATCATTGAGATGTTCGCTATCTTGCCACGACTGAGTGTTGCGGAGAATATCACCCTTATAGGGTCTCTCCACAACATCCTCAGCGTGGACACCTGGCGAAGTTTCAACGTAGTCTATAAATCCAACCGTTCCTGAAAACTTTGCCATGTTAAACTCCTAAATATGATTAGGAAGTCAGTTGTTCGAGAACCACTGCGCTCTTGGGGACCGTCAGGGCACCAGAGATGCGGGTTTCGATCAGGTACTTCTGCTGGTTGTAATCAATGTCGAAGTCATCAAACATGTTGATTTCTCCGCCCTTGTCTGCACCAATGGTGTAGTCCTGCAGGTTAACGATAATTGCGCGCAAAGCGTACTCAGTCGCAACTGGGGTGTGAACCAAACCTTCCATGATAGGAACTTCGACGATGTTGGAAACGCGCAGTTCGGCTGCCAACTCGGAAAGAGTCTTGTACATGCGATAGCCCTGGGTGTCGCGCAGAAGCAACATGGCAGTTACCAAACTTGGAGCCATGAAACAGGTTGGCGATCCAGAACCACGATACTCGACGCGAGCGCCGATAATATCATCGATCAGGTCTTCGGTTGTGTCAGCAAATGCCGCAATTTCCTGGTGAATATAAACAGAGTTATCATCCGTCCAAATTGGGCGAATATTGGTCTCACTGATTTTGTCAGTGGCAACACCAGAACGACCATCACCAACGAGGACCGCCCGAGCGAGTTCCTCGTCCAGCATGACACGCATTTCGCGCTTCAGCCAAGCTACAACATTGAAATCTGTGATGTCGATGATGTCATCGCGATCCAGTTTCTGTTTCTTGTAGACGGTTGTTGGGGTGGTGATCCGGCGAAGTACGGGGAACACTTCCTCGACTTTCAGGTCGCCAGTCACATAACCCTTGGCGCGTGCTTCGTCTGCGGTGATATCAGCATGCAGGGATTTGATGCGAGAGAACGGGGAATGACGAGTGCCATTCATAACAGCAGAGACCCACTCCATACGACGTGCGATGAAGGTAGGTTCATTGGTTACATTCTTTGCATCGGGGAACAGGAGTTCCAGGTTGGCGCGATCACTACCAATACCATAGGTACCAGCGTGAATAAGTTCCTGAGTTTCTGGGGGTAAAGTAGCGACATGAGCTTCCCAGCCCTTACGCAGGGAACCCGCCTGGCGCCCTTTTTCCATGATGGCATTGAAATCAGCATGGCTCAGGACTGGACCGCTTTCGGTTGCGCGGTTGTCAAACACATTCTTTTTCATGATTTGAATATCTCCTTTAGGGGATGAGGTTTCTTCTTCTTCTTCGGCGCTTGCTTTGATCTCGCCGGTTTCTAAAAGTTGTCCGATGATAGCATAAACTGCGTTCTTTTGCTTTTCATCGAGAGTTTCGAAGACGTCGCCAACAGTTTCCTCTTCTTCGTCGGCATGTTCAAGATCTTCGTCTTCATGCTGCAGTTCAGCAACTTCCAGTTCAATACCAGTGTAGATCACGGCTTCTTCTTCCGATTCAATGACCTCACCATCAGCATGTTGTACTGCAACGTAGTCAATTAATGCGCCAGGATTTGCGCCTGAAAGAACCAAGCTAACTTCGCGGATAACACCGTGCATAACTTGCTTGGATTTTTCAATCAATTGATTTGCATAAATCGATAAGAACGAAACGTCTTTATGTTTAACTAATTCCTTCGCCTCAACCGCAGCGGGTGATTCGTTGAAATATGCATAAGCATAAACGCCGTCTTCACGATTTTCGAGGACTGCATGACCGAGTACATTGGCAGGCTCATCGTGTAGATGTTGCCACACCAAGGGAACAGTCACACCGTCTTGGTGCTTAAATGCATCACGCATAATAACACGCCCATCGGTGCATTTAAGATCGTTTTTGGTAGCATAACCACCAAAATCGAAATTAGGGTTTGGCATTATCTGTACTCCCTTCTTTAATAGGTTTTGATTTCGATTCCTCTCCTGTAGCTGCCTCGTTTAGGTTCTTGTTACGCAGTTCATCAGCTCTCGGATCTTTGCTGGGCTTCATACCAAGCACTTGACGGAACTCATTACTGGAAACAATCTCATTTCGAGTGAACTTGTCAGCCATTTCAGCTAACAGCGAAGCAGGTACGAGTCTGAACGGATCTCTCACAGCCATAATCTTTTGGCCTTGAGTTCGAGCGGTCTTTGTGAGGAACGTGCGTGACATAGCATCCGTGATAGCCGACAGAAACGGTTCGATAGTTCTACTCCAGTAGTTTATCATCGCTGTTTCATCCGCGGTCCCATCGAAGACTTCCTTCGTCAATCCTAACTGGCTCCATAGCATACTCGTTAAGTATTCGATTTGTGCCATTAAGTTGTTCTCGGCTGGTCTGTTTAGTTGTGTAATCTTTTCAGTCGCATCAACATAAGCAATACCATATTGGGAACCCCTTAATTGCTCTTCAATCATCTCGCGGCGGTTCTCGGCCTGCTGTATTCGCTTTTCTGTCTTGAGAACGTATGGTAACTGGATAAGTAAATCTAATTTACCAGAACCACTTTGTTTATCAATGACATCTAAGAGGTTAATCTTTTCGATTAGACGTCGTAATGTTGAGTTTGGCTCATTCATTACAGAATATAACGGATTCTCTATAATAGCAACCATAGTCTTGGGCAAAGTAATTGGTTGATACATCCCAGTTGCTTGGTTGTAAAGGTCTACTTGCACATGTTCTGGATACCATTGTAGTATCTTTGCAACTCTCATTGTGAGAATATCGTAAGAACCCGTAACTGCGGGATTAAGAGTCGTATCTACAGGTACTATAGCAATAGAACCTTCATCGCATAGTGACATTACTACGTCTTGTATAAACGCACGTCCACTTTGATCAATGTTCGCTTCAGTGGTTAAACAGTTGTTTAAACCGGAGTCAATAACATCGAGGTATTTGCCATTCTCGTCAGTACGGACGTGCTGTATACCGACTGCGGCCACATCAATCCCAATTCGGTTATAGATAGAGGTAATCATCGATCCTTCGCTGTTATAAACCATGCGAAGTAGCCTATCTTGTCTATAACCATAACCGGAGCCAATGTCTTGGAGATCGTAGTTTTCTCCAAATCTAAATATGTTCCAGGCCCGTCTAATTCTAGTAAGAATTGTATCTGGCACTACATTATACCTCCTTCCTTTGTTTTAAATAAAGGCTACAGGCTTATAAGAGTCCCAATCGAATTGACCTTTTGTGCTACGCACAAGATCTTCAAATCGATCACGTCCCTTAAAGCTGCTACCTCTAAATATAGCAGTGTCTCCATGAATCTGAATGAATTCTGGGAAACCAACAAAGCCACTGGCATCGTATTGCACAATCATAGCGCCTTTTTGCCAATTCCTATCTTTTGTTGACCCTGGAACTCGTCCATCTAAGTGGCATAAACAACCAGGACTAGCCGCCCAAATATGACGATCTTCATACATACCAAGAACACGTTCTGATACAATCTCTTGTCTATGAATATGACCAAAGATTTGACTTACAGTCGCGTTTTGGATTATTGTACTAGCTGTTGCACCTGGTCGAACTCTTGCCACTGAGCCATGAACGACTTTTAAGTGTTCATTTAACCACCATTCACCATCTGGATACTCTCCGACATAGTGAACGCCCATTCTTGATAAACCAAGTAGATTGTCAACCTCCATCATTGAGTCTAAATATAACTGATCTGCTGGGCGGATCATGTAAGCTTGTCTCATGTTCTTAATCATGTAGTTTTCTAGGCGATCATCATGATTGCCTATCATGGCTACTTGTTCTGCGAACGGAAAACTAGCTACAAAGTTGCCAACATACCACGCAGCTTCTATTAAAGCGGCTTGCGTTGTCATTTGGAACTCTGGTCGAAGCACGTAATGTGTTGACCATTCTGAAAGATCTAAAATATCGCCAGCCCAAACGATTGAGTCTGGTTTTACTTCTAATGCTACTTGATGAACGGCATCTATTGCAATTCTATCATGTAGAGGAACCGCGCCAGGCTTATTAACTTGCTTGAGGAATCCAAATTGCGGATCTGGTAATACTAGAGCCGTTTTCGTTTTTGTTCCTCTAGGTTTTCTAGCAGTTGTTTTGCGTATGTTGACAATTACGTTGTGAATTGGTACCTTTGATGGAACTAATTCATGTCTAGAGAGCCACGCCTTAGCTTGATAAAGCCTTTTTGTATTAATCTCCCCAAAACTTTTAACGTGTCCTGTCATGACGCCATTAACAAACTCTATGTCTTTGTCCTCAACTTTAACACCAATCGGCCAAGAATTTGGAAGGAATCTATCCACTTTCCAAACGGTTAAATCGACCTTAAATAAGGCTAAAAGTTCGTCCAAAGACATAGGTTCGTCACCTGGTGGAGCGATTATGGTTCTATGGTTTTTAGAAGTCATTAGGCTTCACCAACGGGAATTGTTATTGTTTGCGAGAGTGTTCTCCCGTCACTTAATGTTACAACACAAGTCAAATCATAACTACTTTTAGCTATACCACCAGACAACCAAATAGTTGTTACTGTATCTATTGGGTAGTCTATACCAGCAATAGTTACAGCTGCTTGACTCTCGCTTTCTTTCGTTAAATCTGTAGGAACTGTCCAGGTAGCTGATGTAATCGTTGCTCCTTGGAGAATTCCACTATCTTTCTTACTTCCATCGTTTAATCCAGTTGGTTTATCGCACCATACAATGAAATATGGCTCTATATCATCTGGATCTTTAGTAGGTAATAGGATTGTCATGATCCTCCTTTTGCACGTTTATCTCTAAATATAACGCCAAAGCGTTTATCTCGAAACCGTACAGCATATACATTAGCATCACCAACTTTCTCAATTTCGAAATTCGAAGTTGGAGTGGCAAGCATAAGTAATGCTGTCAGCAAAGTAATATCATCGAACAATACTACATTATCTAGTAACGATATACCATTAGTTTTAGCTAAAGTTACGGATTCTGCTCCACTTAGTAGTTCTGTCGAGCTTAAACCATAAGTTGAAGACATACTCACTACGTGATCGATAATTGCATCTTGCGCGGAGTTTGCTCCAAATATAACATTAACGTTAACGGCATCGTTTACCAAACCTTGAGAAATTGATGAAATTCCTAACAGTTTATTAAGAATTACAGTTTCATAGATAGCTCCTTGAACTTCTTCTAGGGTTGTAAGTCCACCAAATCTATTAAGAATTACGGCTTCTTCTGTTGTTCCTTGGGCTTCTTCTAGAACACTTAACGTGTCTATTAAGCTAAGGCTAACTAGATCAAATATAGTACCAAGCTCTCCAGTTGGTATCGTGTTTATACGGTTTAAACTCGTAGAATCATTAACATTTACCTGAGAATTCTGCGCAAGTCCTTTAAATATAGCAAGAACTACGCTCTCATTTGTCTGTCCTTGAACAGTTTCTAAAGCCGTTAGTCCGTCAGTACGATTAAGATTAAGTAGATCGTAAAGCGTTCCCAAACTTGCTGATGGGATAGTATTAATACGGTTTAAACTCGTAGAATCATTAACATTTACCTGAGAAATTTGGGTAACACCTGCAAATCTGGCTAGATTTACACTCTGGAAGATGTCCAGCACTAATGATGAACTAAGCCCCAAAGCTTTTGCAAGAGATACGCTCTCTTCCACGGGTGCTACCCAAATAACTTCTAGAACAGTTAAGAATGCTGATTTAGCTAGGCTGACAGATTCGAATTCAGACGTTATAGACGCCGAAGTCGTAAATATCTGCTTAGCTTGTAATACAGATTCTTGTACGTTTGCAAGGGTTGTCGCACTTTCACCAACAAACTTTGCAAGGGAGGATGCTCCTGGCACGCTGGCATAATTTGCATCTGTAACGCCTTTAAATACAGCTAAAGATACTGATTCTTCTGTGGCTGTAACAGCGTCTGGAATCTCAAGTTCGGTCCAAGCCGCATAAACATATGCGTTTGCTGTACCCGAACCATCAACACGAATGCGTAAAGCCGTATAATCGCTAATGCTATCTGCTTCTGTACCGGTTAACGTATAAGAATATGTCGTAAACGCAGTTGCAAGATTTCCAGGAATAGCATAACTAGCAATTAACGTGGTTCCTTGATAAAGGTAAATATTACCAGTACCATTGTTAGCTTTATCACAACGCAATCGTGCCCGTATAATGTGTCCAGCACTAGAAGAGGGATCTGACAATGTGCTAGTTAATGCGTTCTCAAACGTATCAGCGGTTGGGTTCTTTGATGAGGTTATAAAATCTGCGTCATCGTTATCGTCTAACTTTGACCATAACGGAGTAGTACCCCAACCACCTGTAGATATGTCTGAGATTGGATAACCAAACTGTGCCATTGCTCACCTCCTGGTTAGGACGCGGCGGCTGTACAAGTAATTGTTACATTCAACACGTCGTTATCGATTAATGCGCGATCTTGACTGAACGCTCCACCACCATACAGAATACCGGTCGATCCGCCTTTGGTGCTGTTGTCAACAACGAATGCTCCACCAAAAGTTGCAGTACCACTGATTGTGAAGACTGCTTTGCTTGCACTATTATCAACGCTTTTACCGGATACAGTTCCAAGAACTAATGTCTGCCGAACGGCTTCATCGTATGTTTGTTCTTCGGTCCAACCAGCGTGACCACCACTCATAGTATCACCAGGTGCAAATGAGGGTGTACCATCGGTCAGCCCCACATACCACGCTGCTGTATAGGCTGAACCTTTTAAATGTTTATCAAGCGAATCATCTAGTCCTGCATCGACCACCAGGTTATCAAATTCTTCAACCCATAACAGTTCTCCGTCACGAAATGCTTCAACTTTGTAATGTGTTGATAGTCCTTTCGTT